CGATATTTTTACCACCTCGTGCTGGGTCTAACCATTTATTGGCTTCGGCATCACTAACATATAACGGAACTGGTTGTTCAGTAAATACGTTAGTAGTTGTATCATATCTTTTAACTATTAAATTAACACCTTCGTTAACCGCAGTAGTTTTAATCCAAACTGATCCAGTTGGGCGAGGAGAAGTATCTGTACTTCTCCAACGTGGCACTTGTGTATGTGAGCTGTATTGCACGATTGGCGCATTGTATATTCCTGCCGCAATTCCAATATCAGCTAATAAAGTTGTACCAGCAACAGGGTTGTTAGGATCGTCTTCAATTTCAATCGACACATCAGCTGAACTATCACCTGAACCGAAGCCGGATGATGTATATAATTCAAGACGCTGATTTACTTCTCTTGCTTCGACATTTGTTGTAATAGTTTCAACATTAATATCACCTACTAAGGTAGCAAGTGTTGTACCACTAGATATAATAGTAGTAGAGTTAATAACCATCTGATGTCCTGCTGTAACAGTAGGATTAAATTCATCACCAACTATAGTTGGCATAGATAACTTCCAAGAATCACTACCGGCTAATGTCCAGGCATTAGCCGAGTTTTTACGATATACTGGATTACTCTTATAATAAGTAACGACTGCATAGTCACCAATCTGACCTAATTCCTCTTTAGGAACTCCTGTGTCAAGATCGTCTTGACTAGTTATTAAAATTGGTTGTTGTACTGTAAAGTTATTTGTTACAGCATTCCAAACAAATATTCCCCACTCAGTTTCGCTTAAATCTAACCAATACGAACCATTTAATGGATCGCCTGCAGGTCTAACTGATGAAGCTGTTATTGAGGCTAAATCGATATCAGCTCGTTGAATGTATGCTCTGTTAGTAGCACCAAGGACGCTGTATGCTGCCATTAAACCATATTCATTTAATTCATAACCATTGATTGAATTCCCACCACTAGTGGTATAAAAGAATGGGTTTCCAAATGTGTTTACTAATTCACGTTGACTTGTAATTAAATAAACATCATCGTCTGTTGTTGATATTGTTCCTGGTGCTATATCTGTGCCACTTGCATTTACTTTATTCTCTGCTGTAGCAATTAGTATATAAGGAACTGTGTTAATTCTAGCAGAAGCATATTGACTCTCATCAATAATTGTTACTTCTACACCTGGTGAAACGAGTGCCATTATATGTCTCCTCTAAGTTGTTTCATTTTTAAATCTCCTATTAGATATATTTCTATTATATCTATTTATTAAAATTTCAGTAAATCTAAGGATCAACAATGCCTTTAACTACCTTTTTTTTATTATAAAGTACCTTTTATACCTTTATAAATAACATTATGGAAAGACCGTTATGTAAATGTGGGAATAATCGAGAAGTCAACTACAAAAAAAATGACAAAACCTACTACAGGAAAAAATGTCACAAATGTAATGTGGCTGGGAAAAAACCGACTAAGAAAGATTGGGAATTAGCTGGATACTCTAAGAAGGATTATTGTGAGAAGTGTGGATTCAAGGCCCGACATCCGGAGCAAATTAAGGTCATTAAAACTAAAGGAGCTCTCCGTTCCTATAAGTCAGTATGTTTGAATTGTGATATGGATCTTAGCTTATCCGGTGGCTGGTCTGCAGGTGATTTAACACCCGACTTTTAGAATTTTTTGACATTAAGAATTTTTAATGATTTCTGTAACAAGTCTATTTGGTTGACACAATCTGCTAATGCATTGTGGTTGTTACCGAGTTTTCCAACCTGAGGGGTTAATTTTAATATTGTACGCATCTCCATTACCTGCCAATATTTCCAGGGCAATGGTAGGTTATACTGTCTAAAAGCATCTTCTAATATTGTGAAGTCGAAGCTTCCGTTACTCCATATTCTATCTGATTTCCAGATGAGTTTACTTAATTTTGCAAGAGCTTCCTGTAGTGCTATACGATTTTCGTCTCCTAATGCTTCTTCTTGTGCATCAGCAGATTGCTTACCCCACCACTCAACTGTGCTATCATCAATATCGCGACCATCTTGCGATTCTAAATCAACACGCTCGTAATAGGTTACATCTGTGAATCGATCACTAAACGGATCAAATCCTTGTGCTCCGATAGTTAAAATTGTTGCATTAGGTAAAACCGATAGTGTTTCAATATCGATCATTAAATCTGACATAAATTGTTCCTTGTAATTTTATACCTAAAATTATAACATATTTCGTTTATGTTGTAAAGTGTTTTGGTGTTCGAATGTTTGGTTCTTAATTTTGCAGTTCCGTACGGTGTTTGAGGTTGTTAACTTTGAACTATACGAATTCTCTATATTTTAAAAATAAATCTTTATTTTTACTTAGGTACTTTTTGTTGTTCGATGTAACAATTTACCTCGTTATTTTTATCCCATTACCCAAGTAAGTGGATCGCTACCATCTACATACATTGTTAAATCAACTAATAATTGATCAATTTCTTCTTTTGCTTCATTTTTTAACGAGTCGCCGTTTAATGTTGTGCCACCTTGTGGACCTGCAATTGCTTGAAACTTACTTCGTGCTTCACCAATGATTTGCTTAGATGTACTGTATGTAAAATCCTTAATCCATTGTTGCACTTGCAACTCGGATAACAATTGAACCTCAGGTTTTAAATTATAACACCACAATAAAACTGTTTCGCCAGTACCATGTATTGCTCGTACTAAGGACAATTTCTTTGTACTAGGATTGAATGTGAAATTAATGAACCCACCAAACATTCTGTTTGCAAGTTCTAATTTTTGTGAATAAAAATCAAATGTTGCTAATCCACCTTGTTGATCATATTGTAGCAGATAATTGTTGATAACAGATGCACCAAATGGATCAAAGCTACTTGAGCCAGTGCCATTTACCATACCCATTGTACGTCTAAATACCTGTCGTACTTCTGTTACTTCTTGGGGAAGGATGTACTCTCGTTGATTTTCTTGTAACTCTAACCACACATAACTTTCTTCATGTGCATTTTGAGCTCGTTGTCTATATGTTCCAACAGCCCGTTCAAAGGCTATTTCTAAATGTGCGGCATCTAATTCAGTATCAACTATACCTTTACCTAATCGTAACTCTGTATAATCGAATACTTTTTGTTTCAGCGTTTTTAAACTTTCCATAAACAATATTTATGATTACTTACGAAGAGCCTGCTTAACTGAATGAAGTTGATTGTTTACTGTATCATATGATTCTATCATACGCTTAATTGTATCAAAAGTAGTCTCACCTTCAATTGCCCAGCCCGTATCTTTAAGCAATTTTGAAATCCTACCAAGATTAGTTAGTGTATCACCGAAGTTTGGCAATTCATCTGACCATTCTTGTTGCTGTATTTCTCGCTGGCGTTGTTTTATTTCTGGATCTTTCTCATCCGGTTTGTCCATTGACCCGAACGCTTCTTCCCAACTATTCATATTCTTATCCTCGGAGCGTTATCTTACCTATTTCCATTTCTGCTTTGAAATCACTAACAATGGCGACGATAGTTTCAAAGAGGGCTTCCTCTTCAACTTCATAACCTTGCTGTATTAAGTACCGTACAATAAATTCTTGCTCTAGCTTGTACTTATCTTCGGGTTCTGTATTACAGTTTTTTAGTTGGGGCTTTATTTCTGCTACTGCCTGTTCCATTGCTAGGAGGCGATCAGTTACATTATCAATTCGTTGATGTTCATTCATTACTCTTCTCCATTGTTAATAATACTGCCCATGTCAGTACCGTTGTACCAAATTTTTACAAAGAAGTGAATATCAATAGCATCAGTTGCGTATTCTGCAATCATTTCTTCTTCAAGATATTTATGGAGAGTTTGACTTGCTTCAAGCATTTGTTTAATGTTTACACTTGTGGAGATGTCATCGTAGAACTCATGTTCATAATCAGTTAAGTAAACAAGGTACTCATCACCATCTTCATCGTAAAATGGTTGCCACTTTTTAACAAGGTCAGCATCAAAGTTTTCAATGAGATCGTCACTGCGTTCATCACTAACATCTTTCTCAACTAGGACTGCATAGCCCATCATCATACTGTTATCACTCATTATGTTCACCTAATGAATTTAACCTGTTAAATTGAGCTTGCAAATTTGTTTTTACATATTCATCAAACTCTTCATGCTGTTCCGGTGATGCGGCTTGTGCTATTTTAGCGGCCTCGACGTTAAACGCCGGATCCAGCATCAATTTAACAGTTTCTGGATCCTCAAGCATCTTGTCGTACAATTCAATTAGCGGGTTCATTATGTTCACCTGCTATGTCTGCTTTAATGTATTCAACTAGCTCATCCCTTTGCTCATTGGTTGAGCCTTGTCCTAATTCAGCCGAGGTTTCAGCTTCAGTTCCATCCCATTTGTAATCCTTTGCTGTGAATTTTTTGTAAAACTCAATTAGTGGGTTCATAATTAATCCTTAGTTATTTAAGTTAACTTAATGTGCTTATCCATAATAAAATAAATCTTAATATTAATAACAATCATGATCAGTACAAGACCTAATTGATCAAAATCTTGCGGTCCTACAACCAATGTTGTTCCGAACATCATTAAAAAATCAGCAACCTGTGTAACTAGAACCCAGGCTCCGAAAAATAAAAGTGCTTTCATTTTTGTACTCCTTAAAATACTTTTAGAATAACTAAATCTTCTGCGAAGCGTCCTGATACTTTTGCTTCAACTGTTCGGATACCCTTAAACATCTTGCGAGTGCCTGGGCGTGTTGCTTTCATGAACTCCTTAATTTGCTTTTTAGGAGTGCGGATGGTTTTCATCACTGTCTTGCTTGCATCAAAGCCAACAATAGTGTTGTTCTTAACCATTAACGCATTGCCTGCGGCTTCGTCTGCGACATAATAGTGTAATTTACGCTTTTTGGGAGAGTAAACAAACATTTCCTTAGCACCAAGTATCTTTTCGGGCTTAATACTTTTAAGCTCAAGTTCTTTGAACTCTTTTGAGTACTTCAGCTTTTGTACTTGCTGTTTAGGTGTTTTGATTCTACGCTTAGGAGCGGCACGGTTTGATTTCTTAAATGTAACATAGCTATTTAAATCAGCAATTACTAAATCAGTAAACTTAACAATGTTGCGAAGTTGAATCTTTGTGTAATCACTGTAAGATTCATTAAAATCTTTAATAACACCGGCGTGGGCTTGAGCAAATTCTGTACGAGTATCTTCCCAATGTGCAACAAGAGCTGGAATATGTTGTGGCAAAATGTTTGCTATTTTAATAATTGCTATCGGACTGTGCTTATGTTTTGCTTTAGCACCTTCATCAATATACAAATCTAGTAAGTATTCGAGCTCACCACCTAAGTAATTAGCACGTTCAAGCATCACTTCCTGAATGTTTGCTTTCTTGTTAGCTGTTTCTTCTGCAACTGCGGCAGATGATGTTGCTAACTTTTCTGGAATATTTGCAATTGCATAGGCAATAGAATCATCAACACGAGCGATTTCTTGCTCGGTTGCTGGATAACCCATAGTAATCATTCGTGCATACCATCCAATCGCATTTTTAACACCATACGCTGGAACTTTTGCCCATTTCTTGTGCTCATCCATGCGATCATTTTGTAGCAAGTAATCTGCTACAAGTAATGATGCAGTTTTATGATCAAAATGATAGTTATAAAAGTTAAATGCATGTATAACTTCTGCTTGACGGTGTGTTTCATTAAAGTTGTCCCAAGTTGGTTCTTTTCCTGTTCCTGCTGTAGAACCAACTTGTACCTTTAATTGTTGTAACTTTGGCATAAATGCTCCGTTTTCTTAGTTTGTACAGCTATTATACGACACTTTTTAACAAAGGTCAACCTTTATCTGTACTAATTTTACCGCCGTATCTAGGCGATCAAGCTCAGAATGTGTGTAATTTGTCCTGTTATTGTAGTAGAATTCTCTACAAACCAGTAAGTCTTTCAACTGGTTAGCGGCTCTTTTTCGTTGTACCAATCGCTTTACTGCGATTCGTGTTGGTTGTGTATATCCTTTACGCATTTCCATACCTCTATTTGCAACTGTAAGCGTCTTACAGCTATTTTTAACACTTATATATGCAATGACGCCGTTTTATGCATTTTGTGGGCATAAAAATGCCGGGATTTCCTTCCACGACTTCGGAATAACACCTAATTTCTTCAATTGATTCAACAACTTACGACATTCTTTTGATTGTTTTCTTGGTTTTGGCATCATTCTGTCTCATTTCTTAATAATTATGTACACATTATATGACATATTTAGACAAAGGTCAACCTTTATTTGAATTATTTCCTAAAAATCTTGTATTGCAGTTAACACATCGGATTTCACATACAATTTTGATATGCCATTATGCTCAATATCAGCATATTCTATTTCATATCCAATTACATTGTTATTATTATCAAACAGCTCACCATATACAATCTTAGCAGATTTATCTTTGCTTCTGATCTGTATACGTCTTAATCTCTTTAATTGTCCATTATTATTTTTTACACCTAATGTATCATACTCTCTTGTCACTTTACCTTTGAGGTGCCAAAATGTAAGTAACTGATCAAACTCTAATGTATTCATACGTTATTCAATTCCTCCATAGCTTCATTACCTGCTAATTGTTCAATACTCGTACCAAGTTTAGGATCAGTTATTATTTTTTGTACAAACGATAATTCATACTCATTACCTATCTTATAATATAGCACAGATAAATTAACTGTTCCATTATCTAATCGAATACGCTTATGCCCTACTACTTTTGGTTTTGGCTCTGCTTCCTGAACTACAATGTCTCGTAACTGCCAGAATGTTAGAAGTTTTTCGAAATCGAATCTCATTGAAGATCCTTAATCCAAGTGTTAATTGCATCCATTATATTTGCTGATGGTACTGGTTCGTTAACTCCAATCTTGTCTACTCGATGGAACTTCACGCCATTATCAAAATACAATGTTGCATTTATTAGCCCTGCATCGTTATATGTCATAAATGCTGAATGTTGGAAATCCATTTTCACTTTAATTTTCTTTTTACCTTTCCATCTACTTCCGACTCCGGGATCACATTTTTTAACTTTTCCCTGTAGCATCCAAAAAGTAAGTCTTTCTTTAAACGTCATTTTGGTTCTCTGGGTCTTTACTTAATAAAAGAAAAGTGTATTCTTGCCAGTCATTTTCATTGGGCTTGTTCACCGATGCATTAAACGCATATTTCTCATATTTGCGTTTGTCTGGAGTTGCACCACGTTGGGAATACTCATCCCGCAGTCTGCACCACATTTTATAACGGGTTACTTTACACAAAGGTTTCTTCCTCTTTGCCAGGGCCATCCCACGTCATTAAGATATTGTAGTCATCTACTCCTAGGGTTACGATGGAATCTGGTTTATTTTTCATCAATGCTACAATATCTTTGTAATTGTCAGTTTGACGAGTGGCCATATAACTCTTTGCGAATTCAGTACCTAATGTTATATAGGAGGGTTTATCGACTTTGCCTAACATTTCTTCAACTTCTTCTTTATCCGGCCATATTAACGGACCGATCCAGAACCAACGCTTGTCCTTACGTTTATTCCACTCCTTGTCTACCACCTGAGTCCATTTTTTATCAGCACGTTCTCGCAACTGTTTAAGTGCTTTTTCTGCTACAGGAGCAAGTTTAAATACTGGTACTTCTATGGTTGGTGTTTTCATTAGAAAAATTCCCGTAGTTTATACATTGCACTTGCATTGTCTGTTGTTTTAAATACTGGATCTCGTTTCATCCAAGATGTGCCTTTATATATTGCCATAGATAAAACGTCACTTGGCATATTCAACGAGTCTTTTCTATAAGCTATTGTGATTGCGTGATTGTTAATGTGGACACGAATATAATCAACATTTGCTGTGGTGTCTTGTCTTATTAAGATATTAGACAATTCCCAAAATGTAATCATTTCACTAAGGTGTAATTTATTCATTTTTGGTGCTCTAATTCATCAGCTTTGAACCAATCACTTACAGTGCCCATAAATGGCATATTCATATTCTGAACAAGATAACCACGTTCATCATCAAGTGACGCTACACGACCTTCACTGTTAAATTGATCGCCAGCATATTTCTTAATGTTTACGTGCTCACCAATTTCAAACTCACATTCACCGGTAAATTCTGGTTCTTTGCGAGTGATGTTTGTGCGGATGAAGTTTAGCTTACCATCATAACGCCTATCTTCAGTTAATGCTTTATAAGCAACATCAGTTCCATAACGGTTTGCGTGTATATCAGTAACTTCTTTCAAAAATATTTGCAGTTCAGCTTCGGTATCAAATGCTGTATGCCAGGTTAATTTTACTTTAATAGGATCTTTCATATTACTTCCCCTTACCTACATAGCATTCACAGATAAAAACATTTTTATTGGAATTTGGGCAAAAACCAACAAAATTAGGACCCATTCTACAAGTACTACAACATAAGATGGGTAAAATTTTTAATTTATTGTCCTTCATATTATTCTCCAGTGCGGATGAACGCACGCCAAATATCACCTTGCATATTTTCAAATTCAATTTGATGAACTTTTCCATTAAGTGTAATCTTGCCGCTATCAACACTTAACAATACTTGATTGCGAACGTAGGTTGAAACAAAAATACCGGACTGCAGAATAGCAATTGCCTCCCGGCGATTATTGACCATATGAAACCATTCATATAAATCTTTTCCATCTTGGATATGCTGTTCAAATTGGCTCATATCATTTCTCCAGGGTATTAGCATAATCGACAAAGGTTTTTGGGTTTTTAGTTGCCCAAATTACCTTTTTGTCTGCGTCTACAATATTAATAATACACCCAATAGCACTAAAGTTTGAGTGAATTGTAACTGCTTCATATTTTGGATTAAAATCTTTATTAAACTTTTGTACTAATAATTTTACCACCCAATCAAGTTTAGACATATTCTGCTCCTAATGAAGTTCTTTGTAAATAGCACGTTTGGCGTGAGCACGAGCAAGCTTCTTCCAATTGCGGCGATTGCGGACACGATTCTTACGCTTAACAGAACCGCGGTAGTCACCGCCCAAGGACTTGATTTGACCAGTGCTGGTTTTCAGTGCATACACTTGAATATCCAACAAATCCGGGGACTCAATGTCCAAATTGCGGGGCAAACCATAACCTTTCATAATTTTAGCTCCATTTCTTAGTTTATGTACACATTATATGACACTTTTGCCAAAAGGTCAACCTTTATTTACAATTATTTAGTACTATTATGAATCAATGACTTAGCTCATTGTGGTGAGTTGTGTGTGCTGTACAAGATCTGTATAAATACATATTAAATAGGAATACAATATGCCAAGATTATCACTTTGGTCGCCAAATAAGCAAAATGACTACAGATTTTTAGATCGCAGTATACGAGAAATGTTTACTGTTGGTGGGATTGATATGTATATACACAAATATATGGGTCCGGAACTAAAGGAAGGTGATACCCCTTCAGAGGATGATATCTTAAAAATTGAAGATTTGCTATTCTTGGAAAACAGAAACAGAAATTATGAAGATGATATACGAGTGATCCGTGGGGTTTATCGTGTGCAAGATCTTGATTTTGATTTAAGTCAATTTGGATTATTTGTTGCTGGGGATAATTTGTTTATACAATTCCATTACAACGATATGATTGATTACTTTGGTCGCAAATTAATGAACGGTGATGTCATTGAGATTCCAAACTTAAAAGATTATGATCCATTAAGCAATGTTGCCAGCATACCTAAATTTTATGTTGTACAGGAAGGGGCGTTTGCGAGTGAAGGATTCTCAGCTACGTGGTATCCGCACTTGTGGCGAGTTAAGTGCGTGCCAATGAAGGGTTCGCAAGAATTCAAAGATATTTTAGATAAATGTTTAGAACCTACTCATCCAAGTATCGATGGTGACCAGGAAACTGACGATGACTGTTGTTCACTTGGGGACTTATTATGTCAGCACAATAAAAACATCGCAATTAACGATGGAGTTGTGTGGGAAGCAAATGACTATGTTCCACTAAGTGGGTATGATAACGAAAAGTTTTTCATTCTTGGCGACGGACAGGATCATACCGAAAGTCCGGTCCGAGCTGATAATAATATTATTACAGTTGATAGCGATTTGTTAACAGCGGATAGTGGAATCCCCCAAATTATCAGTGATGGATTTGCATTAGGATATTTAACTGGGAATGGCATGCCACCCAATGGACGGCCGGTAACACGAGCAGTGAAGTTTCCGCCTGGACCGGGGGAGGGTGACTATGTCCTTCGGATGGACTATGTTCCGAATCGTCTGTTTAAGTATGATGGTACGATGTGGGTGATGATTGAAGATAATGTTAGAACTGATATGTATCTTGGACACACTGTCAAAACACAACGAAGCGGTTTTGTTAACAATGACGAAATGATACAAACAACTGATAGGGGTGAGATACCAAGTAGACAATCGCTATCTAAACTACTTGAGCCCAAGGAGGATAATTAATGGCTGAAGATGGAGTACATATACCGGACTTTGATCCGAGTAATCCTACACCCGATGGACAACGAACACAGGATTATTTTTACGATGGACAAATACGTAGATTTCTAACTCAGTTTGCTCGTATGTTCAGCAACTTCCAAGTTAATATCGGTACAGAAGAAAATCCAACATTGACTCGTATACCAATTCGTTACGGGGACATTAGTCGTAATGCCGCAAGCATCATTGGGGATAACTCAAATAATACATTTCCTTGTGCTCCTATGTTTAGCTTTTACATTAACTCACTTGTGTACGATCGTAAAAACTTACAAGAACCGCATCATGTTAACAGAAAAGTTGTTCGTCAACGCAAATGGGTTGAAGAAACTCAATTATACGCAGAGACAGAAGGGAATGCATTTTTAGTAGAACGCCATATGCCTGCGCCTTATATATTAGGTTTAACATTAGATCTATGGACAAGTAATATTAATACGAAGTTACAGGCTACAGAACAAATACTATGGATCTTTAATCCATCACTTGAAATACAAAGCACAGATAATTTTCTAGACTGGACAAGTTTAAGTACTGTTGAGATTGATCCGCAAGTGAATTGGTCAAATAGATCAATACCTCGTGGAACAGAAGGGGATGATGTAATAGATATTTGTACTATTAAATTTACATTACCTATATGGATTAGTCCTCCTGCTCGTGTTAGTAAGGGTGGAATCATTCATAAAATTATTGCTAACATTTACGATGATGAAGGCGATATGATTAATGCTATACAAAATGATGATATTTTATTAGGTACGAGACAAAAGATCACGCCATATGGATATCAGGTTTTATTAATTGGAGATAAATTGCAATTACTCAGACAATCTAATCCTATGTATGTTAACAATAATGGTCTCGACCCGGTGGGTGGCCAGGATAGTGATGTTATGTGGAAGCCGACCATTGACGAATATGGTGCATTAAATGAAGGTATCTCTCAAATTAGATTAGAAACTGGTGGGGAGGTTGGACACAATCAAACGGAAATTTTAGGCTTGGTGAGTTATGATCCTGCTGATGATAATTTATTAAATTTTGTAATCGACCCTGACACGTTGCCTGCAAATACATTAGATCCTGTGGATGCTGTAATAAATCCTCTTAAGAGTGGACCACCTGCAAATACGGTAGGTACTAGGTACTTGCTAACTGAAAGTATTGGGGATGCTAACGATGGTGGACTGGCAGTTGAATGGGCACCCGGTGGGAACGAGCTTGTTGCTAATGCAAATGATATTATTGAATTTGATGGAACAGATTGGTTAGTTGCGTGGACTGCTACAAATACACAGATTGAATATGTAACTAATATTACTACCACTATTCAATATAAATGGGACTTGAATAATTGGATTAAAAGTTATGAAGGTATTTATAATGGTGGGGATTGGGCACTAGTTTTATGATCAGTGAGGCAAAAATCTCAGCTGTTGGTATTTGGTTTTTTTGTTTAAATACCAAACGTCATCTTTACTTAATGCGAAATGACAAAAAGTACAACGGGCAGTGGGCTTTACCAGGGGGTAAAATAGAAACTGACGAAAGTTTGATGGAGGCTATCGAGCGGGAATGTGCTGAGGAAATGGGGTACATGCCTGAGTACATTAAAATTATTCCTGTAGAGAAATTTACTGCGGATGGTAACTATTTTTCATACCACACGTTTTTTTGTTTAGTGCAGGATGAATTTGTTCCAGATCTTAACCACGAGCATATTGGATACGCCTGGATAAACAGTGGGACTATTCCCACACCATTACATCCGGGGTTTTGGAACACGCTAAAAGCTGACGATATACACGATAAGATTGATACGCTTACTGCAATTTATACATCACAATGCGATACGAATTGATCCTTAGTCATTGCTGAAAAGTTAAGTTGTTGTTTCCATTCATGTGGGGAACCATTGTTAGTAACTTGAATAAATTTAACATCTTTGTACACTTGCATTACATCTTGTACTGTAGCCATTATTTTATAATTTGTATGATCGTAACCAACTATGTATATTTCTTTATGTCCATCAAAACAAGCCAACCATACTGCTAATGCATGTGGGTTCATTGCATTATGATATGGAGTTAAATAAAACTCACCAGGATATCTAGTACAATTCGATGCAGAAGTATACACTACACTTTCTTTAGTAAATTGTGTCTGTATCATCTTTTCAAGCATATCGCGATCTTTACATACGGTAAAATTAGGTACCATTTTCTGCCATACTGAATCAACACCATATAGTTGCATTTTAAATTCACCTAAATTACCACCATTATGATTTTGTATTTGTTTGTAAAACGAACCTTTAAGACTACTACTTTCAGCAATACAGGTAGCTCGATTACTTACAGAATTAACAGCTAGTGGATTGTCGATCCATACTCTATTCTGTTCTTTTTTTCCATTTATTACTCTTATGTTGGTGATTACATATTCACCAACATAATCACGTCTATATTGTTCTTTCATTAACTATTCCATACTACTATTTCAATTATTGCATGTAACGCATCATTATCTTCTAATGCCTTTCCAATTGTTGCGGCGGGGTACGGACTAGGGCCAGGGGCATTAACAACATCAGCAGATCTTGCACCACCCATACCATCTGCTACTAATCTATCGCCTTTACGTATCTTTCCTGAAACTATACACTTTACCCTTCCTAATAATGCTACTGCTACTACCGCACTATTTGATTGGTTTGGTAAATCCGAATTCATTAATAATGCAGGATTCTCTTTTATGGATGCAGGTGGCCAATTTACTAATGCATCTAATTCTTCTAATGCACGAAGGCCCTCTAACTCTAACAAATCGTCTTTCAATTCTTCAATAGGTTCCATATTAATAAATGGTCTGTTTAGACTAACTAAGGGTTCCTCAGTTGGTCCTTGTGAACCGGGTACTAGCGGAACCCCCGGAGGCTGAACAGGTTGTCTGCCGTCAAACACACTATTTGACTCTTGTGGTGGG